GAGATATCTTTTTATCTATCTCTACTGGATCACCTTCGCCGGATTGCTTCTTCTGTTTCCACTGGATCATTTCCTTCTTATACTGGACACGATCATCATACATTCTCTGCATCAGTTTAGGAAGAAACCCCTTCTTTGTTTTTAAGAACATATGACCAGTAGGACAAACAGTCTCATCTTTTAGTCCAGACAGGTCTGTCTTCTTCTCAAGCAATTCATCAATAGATGTTGGTACAGTTTCGCCCTCTATTAAGGTTTCTGGACTGATGTTATACTGCATTATTAGGTGAGGATATAGACTGTTCAAGTCAAATGAAACTACCCACTTGTGCAGTCCAACAACAGGATCTTTTACATAAGCTCCTTCGAAAGATTCGGACTTTTCATTTCTGGATTTATTGGGAACTACCGTTTTAGTTTTCTTCAGTTCATCAAACGCAACTGTATCCCATATCTTAACAGGAGAGAAAACATCTTCGAAGTTAACTTTAGACTGGTAAGCAATAGTCACCAGAAGTTCCATCAACTTCAGTTTATCTTCAAGTTTATCGACCAACTCTACATCTTTGATGTTGTAATCAATATACTTCTGATAATCTAATTTGTAGAACAAATGCATCTGTTCGAATTCTGAGTGATCTAGTTTTCTTTCGCCCAGTTCAACATGAGCAATAAAATCCAGAGAGTAACTTTCGCGGTTTACATAAGTAAACTTCTTATATAAATCCAGATAGTCTATGATTGCGATACCGGAAATTTTAACTTGGGTTTGTGCTCTACCGAACATCATCTTTTCGATTCTAGAAAAAATTCCCCAAGGAGACAATCTTCTAACTTCTTTCTCGCCAAAAAGTCTTTCAATTCTATTGACAAGATAAGTCATATCAAACTGATTCACATTCCAACCAGTTACAATATCAATCTTAGAGTTTTCCCATATATTCAAGAAAGAACGTAGAAGACTATGTTCATCCTTGAACTTCATGTATTTGATATTAGGAAGATTGTCTTTATTTTCCCAGTCACCAAGACCAAGAACAACATAGAATCCGCCCATCTTCATGGTGATGGCGTTAACTCTTTCTATTGCTTCGGTTGGTTCTGGGAATCCAGTCTCACATTCTACCTCAATATCGATATTACAGATATTCAGTTTAGAGAAATCATACTCAATATTGGAAGGATATTCATCAGAAATGAACGGATAAAGATATTGGTCATGGCCATATATCTTCATATTATCTATCTCTTTATACTTCTCTTGGAACTCTCTCGCCTCTCCAATAGAACCAAACTGGACTCTATCTAGAGGTTTGTCGTCTAGAGTTTTGTATAAAGAATCTTTCTTTCCAGAGATAAACAGAGACGGCGAGTAGTCTATCTTGACTTCTCGACGTTTAGTTCCATCAATTTCTCTGAGAAAGATTTTGTTTTTTACACACTGAACATTAGTGTAAAATCTCATTCAATCTCCGAATCATAATTTAACAAACGCAGAATTGGAAGAGGATGTTGCTGCACTTGCGGTAGTAGACTTAATAGACTGCGTACCTTCAGGCGGCAATACAATACCACTTCCAAAGACTTTGTTATATTCACTCAGTAGTTCATTAACCGGCTCAATAACAAATCCTACATAAGATTTGTTAAGAGTGAGTCCATCCTTGACTTTAGTATATGGAAGAAATGGTGCGATACCAATTCTTGCAGTCGCAGATGTTGGATCTGCATAAGAACTTGCGATTTGACATACATTTTTAATTCTGTATGTATCCTCTCCATCCTCAGTTATTTCTCCCATTAACTCTTCGCCCGAAATCAGACGAATGACTTTTATATCGTTTATCGACATTAGGACTCTTCGGTTGCTTCGGGTGCGCCAGGCGCTACTGGTTGAGGAACATTAACGAATGTTGATACCAACACTCTGAGGTTCTCTTCAGCAGATGCCAACTTCACTATCCATTTATCCATCTCCGCAACAAAATCACTGTGTTCAGAAATTCCTGTTGAATTTGTGAAGTATACATTGAGATTGGCGATTGCCTCATCTCTTTCGTATTCATATTTGCGGATTAGTGCCCTTACAAAAGGACTATCGGCGTAGTTGTATTTCATAATCTTTTCCCTTTTCACGATACCATTTTTTTTCACTTTTAATGTGGTTTCTCAATAACTCTTTCAACTCTGAGGCCTCCGGAGTATCTCCTAACCATCGGACGATTCTTCTTTCGATATATCGCCATTCCATATTAAGAACTCTTTGTACAACCTGAGGCTGTTCTTGCATCAGTTTTTTGTTGTTACAAATCAGTTCTATAATTCTTTGATTGGGAAGTGCTGGAGTCATTATCACATCACCGAATGAATCCGATTTCTTTTTTGTTCTGTATAGAATCGGTTCTCCAGTTTCTTCATCTTTTCTCAGATGAACATCATACTTTACTTCTTGACTATCCATTCCTTTTCTTCTTGAATTTCTGCTCTTCGAATCTTTGAGGCCTTGATAATTTCCATCAATGCCTTACGAGCTCTAACGCCAGCAGATTTATTTCCTCTCGCAAACTTCTCATTCTCAAATTTGTATTGTTCTAATAAAACGATAAGTTGTTCATGCGCTTCCATTGTAGTCTCCGGTAAATTATAGGGGGGATACAGAGTACCCCCCACTACAATTATTTAGTCCACCAGTAATTTAGGGGAACTTTTTATGTCAATAACTCTTGGTTTTTTCTCTTCCGGAACAACCAATTCTAGAGTCACTACCAAAAGACCATCGTTAATTGCTGCATCCACAACAACTAAATCTTTGGATAGAGTAAACTTCTTAACGAAGTCTCTAGACGCAATTCCTTTATGAAGATATTCTAACTCTTCATCTTTGGAATCTTTTGATCCAGAAATTGTCAAGACATAGTTTTCATGCACTACTGACAATTCTTCTTCCGAGAAGCCAGATACACTAACTTCAATTTTGTAGTAATTATCATTCTTGACAATGTTGTAGGGCGGATAGTTGTCCTGAGTAGAATCCGTCATAGAATCTAATGTTCTAAACAAACTATCAAAACCGATAGTTCTTTTCAAAAATGGATCGAACTCAGCTAAGGTTCTCATTGTAACCATTGTTATCTCCTTTTATAAGCGAGTTATGTAATGTCTCCGACCATTGTCGCAAGACTAAGTGAGGACTCTTTACGCAATCCTCATTTATATTTATAACACTATACAGGTTTATTTCTTACTTGTCAATTGGTTTGTTTTTTTCTTCCGATATTATATTTTGGAACCAGTTCCCATTCGCTTTTATCTTTATGTGCGATAATTTTTATTTGAGACAGTGGGGCAGGATCCATAACATCTTTCACTGGAACATCAACTAACTTCCATTCTTCCAATAAATTAACAATGGCATTTCTTCTTGCCCTGTCATTGTCAGAAAAGTCTGATGGTTTTCCATCTAATTTGAATAATTCTTTGAAGTGGACAATATAGTATTTTCCACGTTTATGCAGAATATGGCAGGACTGATAAAGCTTCTTTTCTTTTTTAGAAGACACACCAATCCGTGTCAGAGTTTCTCTTATTTTGAGAAAATCTTCCGGATCTTTTAGAGTCACCTCTACTAAGTCTTCTATATTGAGAAAATCCACATTATCCGCCTTTGTATAGTTTAGTTCTGATATATTCTAATTGCGAACTAGATAAAATGGACATCGCTTCTTCAGCTTTTCTATTACTGTAACCATAATATTCTTTAATTAAATCAATATCAGAATTGATTTCCTTTTTTGCCCAAGGAGAGAATCTCTTTCTTGGTCTAATACTATTTAGTAAATAATCGAACTGAAGTTTGTTGTCTGTCAGTGCATAGCGGTTCATTTCATTCGCATACATGATGGTGTCCATATAGTATGAGAATGTTTTATTTATTAGGTATGGCTGATAGGATTTCTCCCACAGCCCATCTTCACTATCTAATAAATTCTCCTTAGTGTGGGACAGTGCAGGAACATAATCTTTGAATAGATCATACATATTATTTCCAATCGCACTCGACCATCAGTTCAGTCAAACACGCAACCATGTTGATTTCTTGATCCGCAACGAAAGCAGACTTGTGTTGATAATCAGCAATCGTAACCACAGCTTGTGGAATAGATTGTGGTTCCATATAAGAATACAATCCATCATAGACTGTGCGGAAGATTGTTGAAGGATCATTATCAAGATTATCGACAACCCACTTTCTCATATCAGTGAACTTTCTATCCTTGAGAGTAGAACTTAATTTCTTAAGACTAGACTCACTGACATTGACTAGAATCCCTTCATCGATTTCGCCACCAACAGAGTATCGCTGAAGTTCATTCAAAACTCTACGCCAATCGGGATAGTACTTGTTGATAAGTTCCAACAGAGATTTCTGTTTGTATTCAATGCCTTCTTCTGCAAGAATGTTTTTAATTCTTTCATAAAATCCAGCAGAGAGTTTTGGTTTCTCTGATTTAGGAATCTTGAACTCCACTACCGAACATCGACTATGTAATGGATCGATAATTCGGTTGCGGAAGTTACAAGTAAGAATGAATCTACAGTTGCCCGCAAACTCTTCGATGAATCCGCGCAGTGCTGGTTGTGTAGATTGTGGATTGAGATAATCTGCCTCATCCAAAATCACACACTTACCTTCACCGGAGAATGACACTGTAGACGCATAGTGCCTTATTTTGGTTCTGAGAGTGTCTATATTCCCATCCTCAGACCCATTTATCATAAGGTGATCCAAACCTACCTCTTTGCATAATATCTTCGCTACAGTCGTTTTACCGACGCCTGGCGCACCACTAAGAAGTAGGTTTGGAATTTCTTTGTTGGCCACAAACTCCCGAAAAGTATCTTTCAACTCTTCGGGGAGAATGCAGTCATCAATTGTTTGTGGACGATATTTCTCCACCCATAATAATAAATCTTTCAATAGACTTCGCCTTAAATGTCATACTGTGAATCTGATTCCAGAGTGATCCAGTATTGGATAGGTCTAGTCTGATGTCTGAAAGTAGATATCGCAGTGCGAGACACACTTACATTGTAATCACCTTCAATTAACTTAAGATTCTCAGACTTGAAGTACATCTTGAAATTGACATTGCTACTGCCCACAGGTTCCTTCGCAATATCAGTTGTATCAGACTTCTTATCTAACGCAGTGAAAAATATTTCGCCACCTTCAGTGATCAATCCAAAATCTGGCAAAGAATTAATCGCCGCGACTTTCTGGATTGTCGAGAGAGTAGAACTGGGCAGAGTGACATTAATATCATACTCAGGAGTCGCCTTCACGTTCTCAGGGTTGTTCCTAGATCCTTCCATCGCAAACATAGTTGTAGGATGGATAATCGCACTTGGTTCCGCAGCCATGAACTTATAGGTCTTAGACCCATCGGCCATAATTACAGAAGTGTCACCAAAGTTCAACTCAGGATATACCGCAAGATTTCCCAAGAACCGAGGCAAATCATAGATGCCAAATTCTTCTGGAAACTCTTCTTCGATATCGGCAGTTGCGAGAATGTTTCGCATCACCGACATTGTTGCAATTCGATTATTACCAGTCAATAAAATTGAAGGGTTAATACCCGAAAAGTTCCTTAGTATAGTTTGAGTATCTTCACTAATCATCATTTAAATCTCCGTCATTGTCATGATTATAAAGGGCCAGAAGAGAATAGTGTATAATCTTCATCAGATCTCTTCGCCACTCTTCTGGTGATCCCTTCCTTCCATATCTCTGGGCATACTTCATTATATTCCCAATTAAAAATCCAGTTCCATGTCCAGAGTCAAGGATAAACTCTGTCGATTGAAACTGGTTCTTAGAATAATGCATTGAGTAGGTTTTGTCAATGTATATTTTAAGTTCTTTCAGCAACTCATCCTCATTGAACTTATATTCAATGGGATAGTTGCTGGTTTCTCTCAACTGTTTTTGAATAAGTTGATTTAATTCTGCTGACATCCTTACTCCTTAAAACGCAGTGTCATTGTCAGAGGCATAGTCGGATCCTTCTGGAATCTGACCCTCGCATGAAGAGTCTTGAAACTCTTCATTCGGGTCACTAATCTTCTCAAAGAGATCGATGAATGATGCCTTAGTGTCTTCATCAAAACGACTGACACACAATTCAATAGACTTCATCTTGTTCTTGAAGATTGAGAAAGTCTCGACAATGTGAACCAATCGGCGAGTAGAGATCAACTCATCACAACCGCCTTCCATGAAGGTCTTACGAATTGCAGAAGCCCATACAGTCAAGTCTTCTGCGAACTCCGCATCCTTCACGCCGAAGGACTCTAGGTAGTTGTTGAGAATCTTCTTCTCAGTAACCTGAGTAGGATACTCTTGTTCGAAAGTAACCTTAAATCGTTCTAGGAACGCTTCGTTTAGGACATTGGTTCCAATGAATCGACCATCGTCGGATCCTTTACCTTTAGTGTTCGCAGTCGCGATGACAGTGAATCCCTTTTTAGGAATTACAAATCGGTTGTCCTTCTTGAGAAAGACTCCCTTGCCATCAATGATAGACTGAAGACACATAATCTTATTTGATGCGAGGTCAATCTCATCCAAGATCAGAACCGCACCAGTTTCCATCGCCCGAACTACAGGGCCGGGAACAAATCGGATGTTTCCATCTACTAGAGTCTTATCTCCTAGAAGATCCGACTCATCGGTTTCTACGGTTATTGGAATGGTGATACACTCTCGCTTGAGTGCCGCACAAACTTGTTGAGCACCATGAGTCTTACCATTTCCAGAAAGACCAGTGATGAATACCGGATAGAACATCTTAGAACCTACAATGGTCTTAAGATCGTTGTAGAATCCAAACTTGACAAAGTTGGGGTCTTTTGCCGGAACCAGATTTTGTTCCAATGAAATATCGATAGAAGTTTCCTCGACAACCTTAGATACAGTTTGAGTTTGCGTCGGCGGAGTTCCAGCAACACTTTCCGGAAGCTGGTACTTTCCATATGAAACTTTTAGTTCCATTGAACGCAACCATTTTGTACTAGAAGTACCGATCTTCTTAGCAGCAGCCTTGATTTGACCTGTAGTAACAATTCCATCAACGGCTTCTTTTTGAAGCATTTCCAGAAGAGTTTGTCGGGTTTCTAGGTTAGAAGTACGAGGCATATTTTCTCTCTCAGTTAAAAAATCCAGTTTATATGCTAATCTATTATTAGCTATTTGTCAAGGCTTATTTTACTAAATCGACAAATTTATTTAATAATTGTCGGTTTACAACCTTGGATCGGTTATGACTCATGAAACTTTTTGCGATTGCAGCCTTCGACATAGATGAATTTACATCCAACTCATCAGTCTTAGGATCTACCTTCGCATTGATGATATAGTACTCATTATGTCCTGAGTTAGTCGCAACAAAGAAGTTATTCTTATTGAACTCTTTTCGCAGATCACGATACTCTTCCATGTATGGTTGCAGATTGTAGTTAACAAATCTTTGAATGACTCGCTTGATCTCATTTCTGCCATGAGAATTCAAGAGATAGAATCCGATAGAATTGATTCCATGCTTCTCTCGCAAGATCTTGATAAGAAACTTAGAAGATTCGAAGCCGTCAATTCCGCTGTAATCAGACTCAGCAGTCATACGGTAAGTTTCATTAGTAGATGTATCTCGCACATAAATGTTCGAAGCGTATCTAGCTGTTCGTCGAAATGGATAGTCGTCATCTATTTTCTTATAAGTAAGATAATCGGTAGGTTCGCCATCAGTCAATAGAACTAAGTTAACTTTCTCTAAAGAATTTTCTTTACGAAACTTAGGAATAACTCTATCTAAAAGAACCAATGTCTGATTAGTAGGAGTTGCACCGAACCTATCTTTAGTTATTGTATGATCTATCATTCGGTAAGGAATGTAGTAGGATGTTATGTCATTTGCTACTACAGAGGCGATATTGAGATAATTCTGGCAAGACTGGTTAAAAACCTTACCATTCATTCTGCTGGATAAAGTATTTCGTAATGCGATCTCTCCTAAAACGATATCTCCTTCTGATAAAGGAAGAATACTGGTTCCATTGGCAATCTTCTGATTTATACTGGTGAAGTTGTAGACCTCAAAAGGAATTCCAACTCGCTTGCAGAATGTTGCGAGAACGATGGTCTGCTTGACAGTGTTAAGAACAGTAGATCCCATAGATCCACTCCAGTCTACTACCATAACCATGCCATGATTCTTGCCGTCTGGAGTGTTAGTCTTACGAAGGAAAATATCCTCATTGACTTGATAACTCCATAACTTGGAAGTGTTAATCGCACCAGTCTTTGATTCTGAGCTCAATGCCTGAGCGCGAGCAGCCTTCTTCATTTCGAATTCTTTTACGAGATAAGAAATAGTCTTTGAGTTTTCTGAGATCAACTCTTTAAGAGAAGGAAAACTTAACTTTGGTGCATACTCACGATGAGAATTATGTTCGCGAAGAAGTAATTCTAATGCAGAAATCTGATGTTCAATATCTGCCTGAACTTCTGTATAGTCATGAACATAATCTGATAGCTCATAGTTGTTGTGAAGGTTGATGTAGACACTCTCGCGAGTATTTTGATTAACCATTTCTTGGAGATTTTCTTCCAGAGATTGACTAGTCTCTGAAGTGAACTCATCCATAGGAATGATGATTTGTTGACCATCTTGGGGATTCGATTTGTCATCAGAAGATGTTGTAGACTTCTGTTCTTTCTGTTTGGTTTCTTCGCCGTTAGATTCTTCTGAAGATTCATCTGACATTTCATCAGATTCTTCTTCTTCCTCTCCGGATCCAGAATTCTCGTCAAATTCTTCTGACTCTTCATCGGAAGGCATTTCGTAAGTTTCACCATCTTGAGGTTCGTTGTCACCTCCAGACTCTGAGGGAGACATTTCTTGTTGAGGCTGTTCTTCTTGCTTCTCTTTCAGATACTTATAAAGATCTTCACAGATATCCGCAACTTCTTCGTAAGTTTCTACTTCATCGATCCTGCGAATTAAGAGCATTTCTTCTGAATTGAAGATAGATGGTGCGTATAGGTTTAACGCATATCGCAACTTAAAGAAGAGATTGATGCGGTCAATGAAATTACGAGATTGGATAGGTTGACCCTTAAGACTGAAAAAGTCTCTCTCATAAAGATCTTGATACGCATTCTTGAAAGGAGCCTGAAGACCTTGAAACTTTCGCTTCATTAACTTCTCAATTCGTGCATCTTCCACTACGTTAAGAAACGCATGGTTGGATCGCTTCATGGCTTCTTCTAGAACTTCTATATCACTTGGAGTGTATAGTGCGTGAGCAACTTCATGACCAACAAAAAGGTCATATATATCAGGAGTATATGATTCATCTTTCCAGATAGGAAGGAGTAAGAGTCGAGTCTCGACATTGAAACTCGCTGTTACAACTTCTGAAGAGTGTTCGACGCGAATGTTTTCTTCCGCAAGTAAACGAGCAAGAAGACTCTTGGAATTCTTGGAGACGGTAACTTCGGTCATTTGGTTCTCTATCAACAAACTATACAGCTATGCTAAGGGGCTAGTTGGCGAATGTCAACTAATTATTTGGCGATTTATAGAACTTTTTGGAATATCGTTATAACTATTTTATAGCGATTGCTCCTACAAATAAATGATTTCTCCAAAAAGGTTGGACTTCTTGGAATCCTGCCTCGTACATCATGGATAGTAGATCGTCCCAGTGCATTGGTTTCAACATACTTCTTAAAGTATACTCTTTATCCATAATGTCTTCACAAGAAAATTCTTTTCTTTTGTGGTCGTAAAAGAGAAATGTTAATATCTGTTCTAGTTCTGGGGATGAAGCGTAGGTCTTCTCAGAAAAAACAAATGCTCCGCCAGGAAGAAGAGAATCATATATCGAATCCAAAATAGATTGTCGATCTCGTTTTGGAATAAACTGCAAAGTAAATATGCTCGTTATGAATGAAGAATCGACAGGAAATATAAAGTTTCTTATATCTTGAAAATGTAAACTGAGATTAGAATCAATATATTCTTCTTCTCTGGATTTCATATCTTCTGCAAATCCATCTGCATTTTCAACTCCATGATACTGTGCATTAGGAGCCGATTCCTTATTCTGATCAATCATTGCCCCTAGAGTTTTTCCGGTAGAACAGCCAATATCAACTACACTAGTATCATTCTCTACAAAGTATCTAGACATTGCAACTATGTCATCATGAAGAGATGAATAGTGACGAATAGATGCATCTATGTGATTATCAAATCCTTCTTTTCTGTGTGCAAAAGTAAAGTCTGCCAATTAAATTTTCTCCAATACATTTTCATAGATAGACGCAGCAATTGACTGCATCATTTTTGGCGGAACCATTCTACCAATTCTTTCTGATTTCTGATTCCATTTTCCAGTCAACTTAAAGTCATCGGGTAAACTCTGAATCCTCTTTAATTCGCCAAGAGTGAGTTTTCTAGGTTCGGCCCAATGGAACGCACCTGCTGTGGTGTCATTACTCCCCATCGCCGTTAGCGTGGGTGCTGGTGCGTATCTGGACACTCTTTTGAGGTTAAAGTGATGTCCTTTCGGATGATAATCCATTCCAGTCAAAACTTTCTTCGGATCATCTTCCATTTTACTTCCGGTCTGTAGCCAATACGCAGTTTTACTAAACTTTTCTGTAAGATAATCAACCTCTTCTTGATCGTATTCTAAATCTACCAGAGCGTCCATTAAGGGAACTACGTCTCTAGATGGTTGTGGAAAAACATTTCCCACAGTCATAAAATTAAGACCAGCCTTTTCGGTGATGTCATTTCTAATACCGATAAAGATGACCCTAGTTCTTGTCTGAGAAACACCATAGTATCTTGCGTCCATGACCTGTGATGAAACATCATACCCTATTTTTTCGAACTCGTTGAGAATTTTATTATAGTATTGTTTCGCCTCGCCGATGGTCAATCCTTTAACATTCTCTGCGACAATCACTTTAGGCTTAATATCATTCGCAACTCTAAAGAATTCAAAGAAAAGATCTTCTATATTCTCTACCATCTTTCCATCAGAATAATTCTTAGTCTGACCCCAACCATCTGAATGTTTTCCAGACACATTGACTATAGTTGTTTCCCCGAACAAATCAACCATCTCTTCCTTTTTAACATTGTGAGATAGTTTCCCAGCAACCGAAAATGCAGAACATGGTGGCGAACCATCAAGAATATCTAACTCGCCCACATCCAGTCCGGCAATATCTAAAAAGTCTGATCCACTCAACTCCTTAATATCATTAGGTAGTATAGGAGTGTTTGGATAGTTTTCTGCGTAGGTGTTTTGTGCCTCTTCGACAAATTCATTTACACACAATACATTACCGCCAGCAAGACGATAACCAGTACTAGATCCGCCGCCCCCAGCAAATGTAGATATGACGTTAAACTTATTTTGTGCGGATGCTGCAAATACATCCTTAAGAGTATAAGGTTGATACATAGGAACTATTGTCTCAAATTTTCTAGCTGTTGTCAAGTTTTATCTCTACCGAAAAGTCATTAATATATTCTTTCATAAATCGTCGGATCTCTCTGGATGCACTGGAGTCATTCAATTCACATAGAGCAATGAACTTTTTCTTCTCTTCTTTATTGACCTTTATCAACAAAGTAGAATCCTTTCTCTTTATCTCCAGATCCATTTCTTCCATTATTTCTCTTCCACTACTTTACTAAAGTTTTTAACCTTGTCGAACTTGATGATACTTCTGAATTTATCGTAAAGAATTTCTCCTTTGTGTGATATAACAAAGACATTATTTCCGCCAAGTTCATTCAAGAGTTTCAAGAATTCATCTGTTCCATTATTATCCAGCGAACTATCGAATACTTCATCTAGTATTAATAGATTTGTATTCACACTGTTCTTCATCTTCGCAACCTCTCTCCAAGTGAAGAGTAGGGCCAAGTCGATTCGCATCTTTTCTCCTTCGGAGAATGAACTGTAAGAAAAGTTTTCTCTATTGCGAGACTTAATATTCTCAGAGAAATTTTCATCCATCGTGAAGTTGACATAGAAATCCATTTGATGGAGATACTTGTTTATCAGACCATTCATAATAGGAAGATAGTATTTGACGATAGAAGTTTTTACTCCACCATCTTTTAGAAGTGTAGATGCTACATTAAGATACTCTCTTTCTTCTATGAGATCTTCTCTTTGACGTTCTATTTTTTCTTTCTCCAAAGCAAACTTCTTTAGTTCCTTTCTGAGATTTGCAGTAGAAGTATCAGTTGCTTCCAGTTCTTTTATCTCTCTTTCATAGTCTTTAATAGAAGTTTTTAATCCGCGATTATGTGAGGTCTTTTCAGTTATATCTGCAGTAAGCCCAGATACTTTACTTTGAATGTTTAATAGTTCATCCATTCTATTTCTGATAACTTCATACTCTGTCTTGAAGTTTTCTATCGCAGTTTCTATCTCTTTCTGTTTATCTTTCTTTTCGGAAATCATCATTTCTTTATGAGACGAATCGACATCTTGTTTGCAAGTAGGACAGTTATCAATATCGCGGAAGAATTCTTGATCTTCTTTTAGAGTCTTAATCTTAGACATCAATCCGGCACTAATACTATCCATCTTAGATAATTTCTTCTGCATGGGTTTGAGTTGAGTTAATGTATCATTTAACATTATGATTTTTGCATTAAGTTTTTCTATACAGGAATCATTTTCATTAATCTTAAATTCATATTCTTCTATCTTTTTCCTAGAAGATTGTATGAGTTTCTTTCTGTCTTTCTTTATCTCTTCTATGCTGGATTCTTGCAAATGTATCTTATTGTCTATGAGATTTCTTTCAGTACTATTTTGATTAACATTATCCTTATGATCTACCAACCTAGTTTTGAGAATCTCGTTCATAGAAGAAAATATTTTAATATCTAAAAGATCTTCGATAATATCTCTTCGGTCTTTTGCGGATAACTGCATAAAGGGAACAAATGTGGCAGAACCCAATATGACTGTTTGTGTAAACGACTTAAAATTAAGTTTAATAATATTATCTTCCAGATATTTCTGATAGTCCTTTATCTTGGAATCTTGATTTATCATTTTTTTATTATGATATATCTCAAAGATGCCAGGCTTGATACCTCTACGAATCAAATACTTTGTCTTCCCCACAATAAATTCAATCTCAATAAGGCAATCTTTCTCATTGACCGAATTAGTCAATTGGGGTTTGTTTATCTTACGGAAGGGTTTACCAAATAATCCAAAAGTTAACGCATCAAGAACAGTAGACTTTCCTGCTCCGTTTGCGCCAAGGATTAATGTGGTAGGAGATTTGTTAAGTAATATTTCAGTAAAGTTATCACCAGTGGAAAGAAAATTCTTCCACCGTATTTTTTGAAATTCTAACACTAGGCAGGCTCTCTTAATGCAGTAACATACAAGTCTTGAATAAGACCTTTCAATCTATTTTTATCCAGATCCAAATTATAATCATCGATGTAAGTTGAAAGCAACGACATAGTATCTTCTATAGATTGCGTTTCATCCATTCCTTCAAACTCATAACTGTCATCTATAACAGAAACATCAACAACATCATGATTGTACAAATCATCTATAAGATTATCTAGGAGATGTTGCTTAGTCTTATTTTTAACAATTACTTTAACATATTTTCCTGTATATGTCGAGTAATTTAATTGAGAAAGTTTTTCTTCATCATAGTAAATCTTATGAAACATACGATATGGATTCTGTATGAACTCCAGTTCATTCGTATCTGTATCATATATGTGAAATCCTCTTGGATCGTTATAGTCAATCCAAGTTAATTCATAGGGATTTCCTAGATAATGTATAGAACCATTATTGGACTTATGATGGAAATGACCAGAGCACACCAGATCAAATCCACCAAACATTTTAATATCCAGTCCATCTTCACACTTAACTCCTTTGTTCATTTCGAAACCAGAGATTTCTAAATGACCGAATAGAACTTTGGCCTCTGTTTTCTTTATGTGATTTTTACACTTAGTAAAGTTCCCCGAATTAATCCAAGGCATAATACAGATATCTCTTCCATCAAACTTGAGAGTAACTGGGTCAGAATATACATTCGGCGCATACTCATGGTTAAAATCAATCAACTCATTCATAGAATTTATATCATTTGTATTCTTAAAATAAGTATCATGATTTCCTATAATCACATGAGACTCTATCTTCTCGTTCTGAAGTCTTTCGATAAAACGAGATCTCATGCCATGAAGAATATTAAAGTTAATAAACTTGCGTCTATCTACAACATCCCCCAAATGGATCATAGTTGTAATATTGTTCTCTGACAAGTATGGAAAAAACACATTGTCATAGAACTCCATCATATAATCAAAGAAGACTAGGGAATCTCCCCTAGCCCCAAAATGAGTATCAGTCAAGAGGGCTATTTTCATTCTGTTCCTTTTTCTTTGCTTTTGCTCTGGTCTTCTTGACCTTTTGAGATTTCTCAAAGTCATCGATAAATCCAGACATATTATTCTGCATAAACTCTAGATAACTTTTCTTAGTCACTCCACCAGCCTCAAATATATCATCTTCTAAGACATGACGTTCAAGAGACTTATACTTGACATAAGTTTGTTTCTTCTCTTTCTGCATCCTTCTTATAAATGCATAGTAGATTATCTGAGTAAAATATGCGAAGGGATTTTTAGATTTCTCTGGATTGAAATTGTCTATGTATAAAAGACAATTCTCTATCCCATCGGAAATCATTTCATCTTTGTATGTGTAGTTAATAAAATTAGGGCGATACGACAAATGCTCAGAAATCTTCATAATACATTCTCCAATGTAATTAGGAATTCTGGGCCTTGGTTTATCATTCTCTTTTGCCTCAATAACAGAATTACGAAATTCTATCATCGCAGCAAGGAGTTTTTTGTTATCTACATAGTGTGCGTTTTTCTTTTTTTCTGCCATTATATCCTCGTTAAAAGTTGCATACATTGTAACAAATGAGGTTGGATTTGTCAAACACTAATTTTTTTAAATTAATACTTGACAGGATGCGCTTCTGTGTGTATAATAATTCTGTTGTGATTTAAGGATTATTCTAATGTTTATCAGATGAATCAAAGTCTTTTAAAACTTGCATATAATCTTTGACATCTTCTACTTGTTGTCTTCTTTCTGCCATCACCTCGTCAAAAGCTCGGAAGTTAGTCTCTCCGCTTTTTGACTCAATCAATTGATCATAAAAATCTATAATTTCTTGTTTGCAGGAAGTAACAATAAGAACATCTTTTTTAGCAATAGAAAAATCTTTTTCATCTGTATAAGGATTCCATTCAGAAAACGCAAGGTATGCCTCAGAGGGTTTAACCCCAGTCGGAATTCTAGAAAGTAGCCAAGGATTTCTTACTCTATAATAATCTCGACTTTCACTTACCAACTCTGTAAGTAAATCTTCTCCGTTTTGTAACCTGACTACTTTATGGTTCATTTATACATTCTTATTTCGTTAATTTTAAAATCAAATTTCTCTTCGTTGTAAATATTTATACGTTCAAAAAAATGTCTGAGAGCAAAGTTGGCGTGTGACTTATGTTTGAGATTGTCCACAATATCATAGAGAACCGCACTTTCTTTTCTGTCTCCCTTTCTCAGCCCTCTTCCGATTGATTGAAGATTTCTTATCTTACTCTTAGAGGGAGAAGCAAATACAACATTATGAAGATTTTTTATGTTAATACCAGTTGAGAATGTGCCATAGGAAGCCACAATGATTGCGTTTTCAGATTCTTCTGTGGTAGTTCTGATATCCTCTCTGTTGTTTACTTTAGTCTCACCACTCACATAGAATACGGGTCTTCCGTCGTCTACCTTCTCTTGTATCTGAGAGAATAAAGGCTTGCCATGTTTTTCTACAAAATTAAAAAGAACTAGTGTATTGCCTTTGAGACTGTTTGTCAAATTAACTATAAAGTTGTTTCTTTTTTCATTTCTTACTATCCAATCAATCTCATCTTGATAGGGCATTTTCTTTGTTTCTTTACATTGTTCCTCTGAGTATTTGAGAACCAAACACTCAATCTTAAAACTAGAAAGAGTTTCATTGTCAATTAATTTCCTCGTAGTTGTAACCTTCTTAACATCTCCAAACAAACCAGTGAGAACTAATTTGTGAGTCTTTGTTCCATCTAATGTCCCAGTAGTCCCAAATCTGTATTTACACTCGGTCATTTTCTCCATGATCTTTATCAAAGAATTGGCCTTAAATAAATGACACTCATCTCCAATGACCGCACCGAACTGATCAAAGTATGGTTTTCTTTCTTTGTAGATAGATTGCCATGTAGAGATAACCACTCTTTTGTCTGTAGTTTTAGATTGACCTTGATAGATAACATGACACTTGTTCTTAACATCAAACCCATAATCTTGGAAGTCTGCATACATTTGAGACACCAGAGAAGTAGTCGGAACAATTATCAGTATTTTTTTACCCGATAGATCCGGATGCATCAAATAAAATCGTATCAAGGTATAGATAATAAGAGATTTACCAGAAGCCGTAGGTGATAGTAACAGACACCTGTCTTTGTTAATTGCGGTCTGTATTGCATCTAGTTGATAGTCTCTATATGTGAGAGGCTTGCCTTTAGATTGAGGCTTGACATATTCTGCGAGTTCTTTGAGATTATCTTCACTAAACACAACTCTATCTGGTTTATCGCAGAAGAATTCATATTCATTCATCTCACAGAAATTCTGAACCTGATTGATAAGACCAGCGTATATCTTTCTATTAGTAGGGTTAAACAGACGAATCTTTCCATCCCAGACTTTATTCCTATACGCAGGCATGAACTTAGCGCCAGGCACTTCGTAGGTAAAGTAGTCCACCAATTCTTTCAGAATGAATAGTTCATCAGAATCTAGAATATAATGTACTTCACTGTGTTTGTGTGCAGTTACCGATTGCATTAACCGCCCTCTAGAAATTTCCGCACATTAATGAGGTCTTTGATCAGCCATTTATTGCTGTCTAGAAGATCCATCTGTTTCTCTATGAAGTTTAAGATTTCTTTCTGATAGGTAAGTTTCTGCGCTTCTGTGATAAGATCGTCATCGTCATCTAACCACATTTGCACATCACCTTTAAGAACTTTATATCCATCAGATTCCCACCCAAGACGATCCATCTCATCTTCTGTGAGTTTGCCTAGATAGTATTTCTTTTTCTTTGCTTCGAGTTTTTTATATTTGAATTGATTCAAACTGACAATAGAAGCCTGTTCAATGCGATAGTTATGCCACTTGGAACATAACATAGAAAGATTGAGAATAGAGGTTTCAAGATCAGTTCTGTCAATTTGGAGGTCTTGAGAGGCCTCTTCCTTGAGTTCACTTAGTTTCATATTTTAATCTATTTTTTTAATTTCATACCCTGTATATTGGAAATCTGCAGTGGTCGCAGTAGGTTCGTCTCCAGTTTCTAAAGATGATAGAGGTATATCACCTAACGCGATTGGAAATAAATCTCTGAACACTGCTTCATATATTGGAGCTCCTTGATTGTTGTATATCAACAAAGAACCATCAGAATAAACATCTGTTCCGGTAAGTTTTCTTCCTTGTGCAAAACTTCGATATTGATCAAAGTTCTCTGGAAATCCAAGACCACGGATCCACTCATATATTTCTAACCAAGTTTTTAATTCTTCGTCAACTAGAAAACTTACAGAAAGAACTGAGAATATTATTTTATCGCCCGGTTCCTTTCTATCTGCAAATGGTGTCCCTAGAAGTGCTTCACCGAAAGTAAGGCCAGGCAAACTGACACCCTGTACAAACGGACTCAGTGAAGGACACTTAAGAATACTTAATTGGAATGACTGATTACTCAGATAATTTGGATTTTCAAAATCGACATTTAACGCCACAATAGATACTCCGTAACACTATTATTTATATCAAAAAAAGGGACTCCGAAGAGTCCCTCTAAAGTCATATGTATATACTATTAGGCATTATTGCTTTCCTTTTATCCTATTGCAACTGCATAACCAAATTTATCGT